TCAGATTCCTACGCTTCCATATTTCTTCCAACCCGAGACGGCATCGACATACAGCTCCCCTTCTGCTCCGCCTGCCGCCGGACGCAAGTACGGAGGCAAGCGCATGCCGGGGTACGGTACGAGATCTGAAGCGAGCCGGGATGAGGTATTCGGCTTAGCGAAACTGCTGTTCGTAAGCCCCCCTCCGAACAGAACATTCTCGACTGTCATTGGCCCGAACGTGGTACCGCTGGCAACGAGTAAGCAGCCGGCACCGTCGCTTGAACAATTGCGGAACGTCGGGGCTGTCAGGTTCAGCGCGCCGACGAGCGCCAGGTCATGGTTGTCGCCTGCCACATGAATGTCTTCGTAGACGGCGCCCACACGCGCGGTTCCTGGCACATTACGGATCAAGTACGTGATGCCAGGGGCGCCGCCGTCGGTCAGGTAGAAACGGGCTCCGCGGATAGTATGATGCGCCGGCGTGGCGTCGATTGGCCAAGCGGTAACCGTTGAGGGAATGTCAAACACGTCATTGATCGACTTTGAGCGAGTTGCGCCTGCGTCGAAAATCAGACAACTGCCGCCAGGATTCGTGACCGTGCGATGCCACTGATTCCCCTCCGAGTGGAAATCCGAAGCTGTACTCTTGACAGTAACGGCGGCATGAAAGGCATTGCCACGCATGGCGTTGAATCGGCTGAAAGCACCGGCATTCGGGAAGACAATACTTATAGCGTTGCCTGCATAGCTGATGAGGGCATTGCCGTCGAACGAGAAGCCGATTTGATTCGCAAAGTTAGTTTCTTTTACGACGGAGGTGCTGTCTCCGTAGAGGAAGCTAACACCAGACAAGCGATTGGCACGCATGCCACGCGAAGGAACGTTCGCGCTGTTCACCAGTGCCCCGCCCACAGTACCGCGCCACCACACGATGCCGCCAGTTACGTTCATTGCATCCCGGTCGAAACTGAACGCTGGATATGCGCTCTTAGCATGAATGAAGTTGTCGCGTACGGTTAATCCGAGAAGTGCAGGTCCTTCGGTGCTCCCGGTAGCGTATTGATGCCCGACGATGTGCGCGCGGATTGACTCGAATCCCTTCTGCGGGCTTAATACGCTGCCTGCGTCGAGCATATCTACATAACAACCTTCAAAAATTCCCGGAGTGCCGCTGCAAAAGATAGGTAGATAAGCGTTGAGCACCATGCAACCGCGCACACTGCCGTAGGCGCCGGCTTCCGTTTTCAAACCGATCACATAGCCGTAGCTCACGCCGTTTTCGAACAGCACCATGCGATTCCTCTCATCGATGAAGAGAAGATCGTTGTCGCTCGAGTGTGCCTGCACGATAGTGTCGAACGGTGGGGCAGGGGTTTGGTCGCTCACGTTAACCGGATACTCGGCCCACGCCGCGATGTAGCCGCACAGCGTGCCTTGAATCTGTTGCCCGTTTTCCGGCGAAACGACGGAAGCGAGGTATCGCCTTGTGTTCCATATAAAGTGGTCGCGGCATGAACCGCCGACGCACCCCCAGAAAAACACGCCGCCACCGTTGCTATCCTTGTTCATTGAACCGTCGCGCGCAAGGATGTTGCCGGCTGAAACATTCAACATCTGGACGCCGTCCGCGTTTGGCAGAAGACATTGGCGGAACGCTACTCCATCGCCGTAGACTTCACTGATCTTCACGTTACAGATCTCGGGACGATCAACATAACGGAAGTAAAAGACGCGGGCACCTACGGAGTGCGGTGTGGGGTGAGTGATGTCTAGCGAGTTTAGGTCTGTGCCACCTTTGTTGCGCTGTCGAGCGTAATTCCACTCGACGCGGCGCGAGATGCGAATCTGCGGTGCCAGACCATTAGTCAAGTCCGCCGCTTGATATGAAAAAAGAGCTGTTTCCGATACTCAGTTCACTCCATCGGGACGGGCTGGCGGGTCAATGTTGTCAAAGGTAAAGCGCGTAATACCTTCGCTGTCGATATCGAGCGCCCGGGTGTTGGCATCGGTAACGAAATTGTGACGGTAATTGCCCCAGTTCACCTCGCCGATTGGAAAACTCATGCAGCCGCCACGCGCGTGCCCCGCGGCCAACGCAGCTGCAACAGCGGTTCCGCAATCGACGCCGTCGCCGGTGACGCCCCACCATCTTGCCAGACGTGGGCCCGAGTACCGACGATGCCACAGACGGTTGAGGGAATCGCGTACAAATTCCGCGCCGTCGTCGGTCGTCGTTCCGGTGTCGGTATCGTCGCGAATGAAGTTACCGGATTTTCCACCGGGAGGGGAACCGGCGGCCTTGTCTGCGACGTGCGCCGACATTGCGCTTCCATCATACGCCCGCAGGGCGGCGATCGAATCAAGCTCAACACCTTCAATGGTAGCAGCGGCGGCAAACGTATCGGTCGCACTCAAGGCGTCGCTCCGCTGTTGATCGGCTTGCATGTCGAACGAACGGCTCGCCGTGGCTGTGCCGACGTCAGGAGCCGGCGACGGTTCTGGCGTGTTCAGGCCTGCACTGTCAGAAAGTGAGCGAGAGAGACTGTCGACCATCCGTTCGGGGGTAATCGGCGCTCCGCTCGCGGTCGCCCGTCTATCGTCTAGTCGGTTCGCTACCGCGTCGCCATTAGCGTCGAGCGAGCCGATCACTTCTTCGGGGACCACCTGATGCTGCTGAACCATGGTTATCAGACGAGCGAGTAGCGCCCGCTGAGCGCCTGCGCTCCGTTGAGAACCGGAAGGATGTGGCGGCTCAATGGAGAGCGCCGCGAGCTTGACTACGATTTGGTGGCTTGAATCGTAGACAGCGGCAGTTGTAAGACTGCCGCCCAACGGCGTGCCCGCTCCGGAAACGGTGTAATCAGCATCCAGCACAAGATTATTTATCGTGCCGGCGTTAACCGTTGCAATGAGCAAATCGGCGTCGTTGGCGAAGTAAAAGGGAATCGGGAATGTTTGCGTGTGACCGTCACCGCTGTATGCGACTTCCGACAGAGGACTTTCAGAGTTCATGATCAAACCTCGTAGATGAGGCCTCTATCTTCGCTTGGGGAGGACGCAGGATTGTGCGGAAAACGCATAGTACTGGCCACGACATCTAAGGCATCCGTAGCCAGGGGTCCTCGCCGCTTTTCAATAACGCGGCTCCTCTTTCGCTTAAACATCGTGCTGGCAGTCCATTATTCGAATGTCGAAGTGCAGTGCAAGGCATCTCGGTCGATGGCGATTCATGCAGGTCGCCGTTACGGTTCAATGATTCTTGAGCGCGCCGTCCGATAAGAGAGTCACTTCGAAATGCGTTGCCAACGACAATGGCGCCTCCACTGCTGCTGTGTACGGCGAGAGCGAGTCATGCTTCGGCAAGTGATCTCGTCGACATGTGGGTGACAGCGATCGGGAAGATCTGCAGACCGGCTCACGGTTGCATTCGTTTTCTGCGCGCATCAGTGAAAGCATCGATCGGCAAGTCTGGCAGCGGTCGGAAAAGCGCCTCGAGTGTGGCAAGGGAGTTAGCGCTCATATCGCAATGCAACTTGCGAACACGCCGTTCGCAGTAGCCATCAATGTGAGCCGGACGCGTGGGTGCATCCGTTCGATTTGCGCCAGTCCTGTCGCACCACAGATTTAACAGCAGCTCACCACGCCAATGACTGGGCTGAGGGTGGACGCCACTTGCGTAGGCCCTCAATGTGCTCTCGCTGATCAAACCGTGCAGCGCTCGTAAAATATCGACTCGCTGCATCCCTTGTCGATGAAGATCGCTGACAATCTTGCCCCAGTCGTAGTCGCAGATTTTCATGGGCGGATAGCTATGGATTGACTGTGTGAGATTTGAATGAAGGTGGCAGTCGAAGTCGTGAAAGTAGATTCCGAATCCAGCGGTCCAAAGGCTGGTGATGCAATGCAACGGTCGAGCGCTGAGACGGACAGATATTTGTGCGCCAGCCGCCCCGCGTAAGGCCCTAGCAGGTCCTGTGATGCAGAGCTTTCTCGAAGAAAGCGGTGAGTTAGCTCATAGCGGAACATCCCCGGGGTGCGCTTATCGAATGCAACGGCGCTCAACGCTGACGTTCTTGAGAGCAAGACGGTGCCGAGCGGCAGCGCTCGGGCAGGTTTCCGGAATAAGCGGCGCGGTGACGAGCCGGTCAACCGTCATGGCGTTCGCTGCTCGAAGATGACTCCCCGGGTGCGCTAGGTGGGCGGCTAAGCGTTTGAATCGTTTTCGCGACGACTACGGTGTTCGGATCCACCGCGAAACGGGTAATGGCCTGTGCCTGGACTGCGGCGTCCCGGGTCATGCCGAACCAGAATGCGAGTGTCTGCTTCAGTTCATTGAACCAGTAGCCAATGATTGTGCCGATGGTGAGGCTGGCCGTGGCATCACGCAGCAGACCATCGGCCCGACCCGAGAAAACATAGATGATGATCGAAAGGGCGCCGAGCAGGAGCGTTGCAGTGATGCCGGGGCGTACCCAGTCTGTCGGTTGACTCGCCGACTCGTCGGATGCGCGGGGGGGGTCTCCCGAGCTGGCGGCGTACGCAGGCGATTGCGTTTGTAGAGATTTTTGCGCCGCCATCACCGCGAGCCGCTGCAATTCCGCGCGAGCATTGGTTTGCAACTCGACAAGCCTGCCTGCAATCTCAGAATCGTCCAGAAGCGCGTTCGATACGTCCTCTGGCGTTGCGTTGGCGCCGAGCACAGCGGCGATCAGCTTGCCCACCGCCGTAGCGGCCGGGCCTCGAAGCAGGCTGCCGAGGAATGGCGCGGCCGTCTCCACAGAATGCGCAATGTCCTTCCACTCCATCAGGCCCCCGTGCGCATCAAGTTGGCCAGGCGCTCGGCGCGAGAGCCGACTTGCGAGGCCCACTTCGAGTCGAGCATGCCCATGGCGGCAGCCGAATAGTCGCCGCGTTGAATGGCTGCGATCGTGTTGGCGAAGCTGAGCAAGCCGCGTCCGGGCGCATCGGCGCCCATATTGAAAGCCATGTTGACGACGACTCGCTGGCGCACCGCGTCGAGGGTTCGCCACCATGGCAGATGACGGTCGAGCGCCGTCTCCGTGCGCGCAATGTCGTTCGTCAGGAGGAAAGCGACTTCGTCTGAGCTGAGACCGACGTCGTCGAGATTCCGGCCGACGCCGATCGAAAGTTTGCCCAAGGAATCCTTGTAGGGCTTGAGGCGTACTCCCTCGTCACGTTTCAGTTCGGCTTGCAGCGTCGCTTTATCGTAGCTGGTCATGGCGGGTGGTCTTTGTTGATGTTGAACCGGCGCTCGCTCGCGAGGCGGCTGGTCAATATGGTCAATCGGGGAAGCAAACACGTCGCGCGCTTGGTCATGTGGTAAGGGTGCGATGGACCTGTATCGGCCGCATGCGGTGTCTCGTCAGAGCGAGATGAGGGGCGGCGTGCCAGAGGGCCGGCGATGACGTTTGCTGGAGGTGAGGCAGCACCATGGCGTCGACGCTTTTGTCATTCGCGATCGGACGAACGTGTTTGCCGTGTGATGGCAGGGTGTACAGCGAATGGATATAGCGATCACGCGTCCAAATGCTGCATAGCCGGCTATTTCGGTCAGCTCGCCCGTATCCGTCGGGTCGGGCATTACATCGTGGATAGCGAGTGATGCTCCGACCGCGTCTCTCCGGTCGTCGGCTGGGCGAGCGTACGGATTCAGCGCAACGTAGAGGCCTTTGACGCCGCAGTAACTGGTCGCTAACGGCAGCGCGGAAGGATCAAGCGGCGGCGTGAGCCGTTCAGTTCGGTCGTCCGCCCGCGTCGTTCACGAGGACGTGGCAGTATCGGATTAGCCGTGCCTTTCAGTCGGTCCGGTGGCTGACTTGCGCATACTCGTCAACCTGGTCCGTTGGGCTTCGTCGTGTGGACGCGTGCGGTAAGGCGTACCGATTTCGCGCCTGCCGTAGCGTCGAGCGGCGGGCACGTTCCATCGCGGTGGCGCGTGCTGATTTATTGAGAAAAGTGGTTTCGCACGCTACCGTCACAGCGACGCGAGGCGAGCGGCCAGCGCCTGCGAGATTTGCTCGGTCGATTTCTTGATGTTCCACATCTCGCGCACACCGCCCTTACACGCGACGCCATTATTCCGATTCCCGTAGGCGAGACACAATAGGTCGAGCGGCAGCGTCGTGTAGTCCAGCAGTTGCTCGGATGCGGTAGTCAAGTACGTCGCCGGCTGGCTCCCGACGAACATCTTGTTGGTTCCCGCCGAGATATTCCCGTGACAGACCATTGCGCGGAAATCGACGTAGTCGTTGGTGGCGGTCTGTACCGCATTCGTCGTTGTCGTCGGACGCAGTAGCGCGACCTGTCGGCTCAAGCCCGAATCGTTGTTCTGGGCAATCAAATACGCGGGCTGGGTCGTGATCGTGCTGGATAGCGATGCTGGGATCGCTGCACAGCAGCTGATGGCCCGGTCATCGCCGGCTTCCGTGTACATCGCTGCGCCGAGACAGAACTCGTTGGCTGTTGCCAGATACGCACTGGCCTGCGATTTTAGCCACCCTGACGTTGCGCTGTTACCCACATTGCGCATGATTGGGAAGGAGAAGGAGGTCCTGTCGAGCTGGGGAGACAGATAAGCGCCATACCGCACCAAATCGTTCCCGTCGAGCGAGTACACCCTCAAGATGGAAGTTCCATCCGTATCCAACTTGATGCCCCACGCCGCGCTTGCGGCAAAGGTATCAAGAATCGATAGCCCTTGGGCATGTACCCAGCCAATTGCCGCATCGAGCGCGGCCTGGTTGATTATCGTGCCGCCGTCAGCGAGAACGCGCTTCTTGAAATAATCGGGATCTGCGTCAATGAGGTTCTCCAGGGCGTAAGGACCTGTATAGTTCGCATCGGAAACGATTCGAATCGTCATGGGATTACCCCTTGATGGCAGGAATGTTGACGGTCGTCAGAGTGATGCTTGCGCCGTAGAGAATGTCGCCCGGTGCAGTTTCACGAGCGACCGCGATTGTGTTTTCGTCCATCATGTCGAGAGAAGAGTAGCCGGCCTCATCATTTGCGCTTTCATTGAGCGCAGTGCTGTAGTCCCAGGTGGCGAGACCGTCGTATGAGACCCGCAGATACGGATTACTGCGCTTGCCCCCGGTGGAATTGAGGTTGCTGAAGATTAGCTTTGCCGGTGCGCTCAGATGAGAAGCGGCTTGCAACAGGTCACCGTTCACGCCTGGATCTGGAATGGACGAGCGCGAGTTCGTTACGTTCATGAATGAGATTCCTCCGTCGCGGCTCGCGTAAACGGATTTGACAGTGGCGCTTGCAGTGCGGACGGTAGCGTAGACCGTGCCGTCAATATCCTCTGCAATCGCGGTTTCGTTCGAGGTTGCCGGGATGGACGCGCCGACGTTCCACGTTGCACCGTTGTCGTCCGAGTAGCCGGTGAAGAAAACGGTAGGAGTCACGGAGTAAAGCGGTACAAGAATGCGCCCCTTATGTGTATATCGAAGTTGGATGGCTTTCGGTCCGGAGCCCGGTACGAAGTAGGCTCCAAAGCGCGCGAATTCCGTCATCGGACGCGGAGACGACCACGTGCTTCCGTCGTCATCCGAGTAGATCAGATATGTTTGTTGACGGCCTGGCTGGGACGGGTCGACCGCATTTGTGCTGTAAAACAGCAGAACCCGGCCAGCGTTATTGCCGGATGGGATCCTGATGCAGGAAATATTGCCTGAGCCGGCGGGATAACCGTTGCTCTGTGCTACGGTCCCGGTGTTGTCCACGACGACGCGTTCATTCGCGACCGTCCAGGTGCCGGCATCGGCATCCAACTCGGCGTCGACAGCCACGACGACCGCACCGATGTAGTCGCCCCCTGCAACGCCGGAAAAAGGGTTGGGATTAGGAAGTCGGCACGCGAGTAATAGTGCCCGTGTCGCCGAGAGGCCAACAAGACATGGGCAGCGATAGCCGTAACCGCGCGCCGAGCTCGACAGCAGCGCGACGGAATCGACTTTTTTCCGGGCCGATATGAGACTCGCATCCAGCGTCTTCGCAAAAAGTCTCTGTTGAGCGACGTTCGCAGCCTTGATCGCGGCCGGGCCCGACGCTTCCAGCGCGCCCTGCAAATCAGGAACACCGGCGAACGTGACACGCCCCGTCGGTGCGATGCCTCCCAGGTTGAATCCGTCAGCCGACCAAAACGTGATGCCGCGCTCTTCGTCAAGAGAAAGTGGTGAGACGATATCGGAAGCAGCAACGCCTTTCGCAAGCGCTGCTTGTACGTTCGAATAGCCGGGAATGGTGAACCTTCCGTCCTCTGCGAACGAAGAGTAGACCATGCCGTTCACCGACGACATCTCAATGTAGCCGCGCGTTTCGGTCAGCGTCACAGCGCTGGCATTGATCAACGTCTTGCCAGTGGCAACGCCGGCACCATCCTTGTTGCGATACAGGTCGATCGCGCCGAGACTGGCACTGGAGATTACGCCGAAGACCTGTCCGGCTGCTGTGTTGGCGATGCCAGTTGCAACGTCTGCCCAAACGTTCTTGGCAAGCAGTGTGTCGAGGTACGACTCGTTCGCCGACGTTGCGTATGAACGCGCGTCCTCGACTGCGGTGTTAATGAACGCAACCTGCTCTGCACTCAACCTCAACGGCAATCCAGCAGGCCAGAGTCCGCCCGCTTTCGGACCGAATAAGAGGCCAGCCTGCGGATCGATCGCAACCTGCCCATCCAGTCCCGTGGCGGAAGAGGGCGTGCCATTGACCAACACGAGCCCGCCACCTTGTTCCGCAAAATAACGCAGGAGATCTGCAAGCGTCAGCGATACTTCGCCTGTGCCCATGTCCGCGTAAAGCATTCCGCCCGAGATTAAATCGCCGGCTCGGTCAAAGTCCCGCAAACGAACGTTCTCTGCCATGATGTCTCCAAAAGACAAGCCGCCCACCGGCGGTTTCAGCGTGGTTAGTGAGAGGCCTACAACCTGCGACCATGGCGGCCGATACGGTCCAGCGGAGGTACGCTCGCGTCACAGACAAAGTCGGCCGCAGTCTCGCCGCGAGGTGCGGGTGGATTCAGGATTGACCCGTGATGTTTATCTCGAATCGTTGCTGGTGACGGCCGAACTAAAACTGCTGCATCGAAGGTTCGCGACTGCGCGTTTCCGTCAGCACCGACCGCGGGGTGATGCGCCTCTGGCAACGTGGGCGTGTACCGGTTTAGGTCGACGAATTCGTCAGCCCGGCGTAGCAAGCTTATCGACCAGACGGCATCACACCGCCTTTACGTGAAGCTAGCGCGTGGAAGCGGAAGGCCGAATCGATGACCATCGGACATTACAACGCACCTTACGCCGGGCCTTGCGCGGGTGGCTCCGTCTCTTTGCGGCGACCGAATGTGAAATAACGTTCGCCCGCGTATGCAGCCGCCGCGGTTGCAAGATAACTTGCCATCAGATTCTGGTCTGCGCCTGCACTCGCCCAGAAAGCGGAAAAGCCGAAAAACATGGCTTGCGCGAATCCCTGGACGATGACGAGGCGGCGCCGGGCATTTCCCTGCCCCCAGTCGGCCAGCACAGGCAAAGAGGAAGCGGCCCACCCGGCCGACGCAATCAGCGCGACCCATGCATATTTGACAAAACGATCGCTGGCCGTTTCGACCGGAACCACCACTACCGATGCTGCCCATGCCGCAGACATCAGGGCGAGGCATGACACTGACAGGTTAAGGAAGACGCGAGGCCGAGAGAGCATTCCATTTTCCAGTGTAGAAATACACACGGCTGTTCTCCCACAGGAAGTACACGGCCATACCGAGATGCAACGGCACCAGCATCGTCATCGACTTGAATGCGGCAAGTGAGGTCGTCAACAGGTAATAGAGCGCAATCCCCCACAGCACCAACGCAGCCGCCGATGACGCTTTGCGAAAGCCGGAGGCAATGCGAATCGCTTGGTCGTCCCACTTGCGGCCCCAGACAAATTCGACCGCCGCGCATTGCAGCATGAAGACGCCGACAAGCAGGAACGAATAGCCCCAGATGTCGTCGATGCCAAGGTGTTCAAGCACCTGATGCAGGACGCCCGACCCATCGCTACCGCCGACCTGGCCGCTGTAGCCAAGCGCGATCATCTGCCAACCCATGTAGATTTCAGCTAGCAACGTGTGTCGGGCGGCGAGCCGGCCGGGGCGCGGTGGGTGGTATGCGTGGAAGTCACGGGTTTGACTGGCCATAGTCTTCGAACCGGTTACAGAGACCGCATGCGCGACAGAAGAGCGAGTGCGATCGATTCGCTGGAGCGTCGGATCAACCACTGTTCTCGACAAGCGCCTTTTGTGGCTAACGCGTAATCGGCCGTGCCGTTGTTGTAAGCGAGGCAGAACATGTTGAACCGCTTCTTGCGGAAGTCGTACAGGCCCGCCGCGCCATTCGACGTAGCGTATGGGCCGTCCGTCCCGGCCCAGTACTTCATCGTGCTGGTCTTGTAATTCACATGCGTGACTTGAGGCATGTAGTCGGCGTACTTCGCATTGTTCAACTGGACCGCGCCCGTACCCGCGGCATTGTTTATTCCCGCGGCTGCATAAGTGTGTGCGACGTCGTTGTTGTACACAGCGAGCGAAAGCGGCACACCGGTGATGACTGTTGACGAGCCCGCTACGAGCGCCGGACCACAGCCCATCGGAAAGTTGTCGCCTGCTTCGGTCGCCTGCATCGCCGCAAAGGTAAAGTCGTTATCGCTGACCAGGCTGGCCAGCGTTTGCGAGACGAGCAAGCCGCTCGCGGTGGTGCCGGCAGCTGCCGCTCTACGGCGCAGGACCGGAAAATCACCGCTGGTATCTAGCACCGGCAGATTACCCGTCGTCACTTTCGGGATAAAGTCGTTGCCGTCGAGAGAGTAGACCTTGACGAGCGTGCCATCGTCATTCTTCTTCACACCCCACGCGGCACTGACCGCCCAGCAATCAAAGATACTGAGTTTGAGCGCATGCAACCACGACAGCGCCGCGTCGAGCGCGGCCTGGTCGACGATCATGCCGCCATCGGCCAGCACTCTCTTCTTGTAATAATTGGGGTCGATATCGGCGATATTGGTCAGTGAGTACTTGCCATCTTCGTACGAAGCGTTTGACGTAATTTGGATCGTCATGTTGTTTGGCCTTTAATGTCCGCAATGTTCAGCTTCGTCAATACGATCGTGCTGCCGTAAGTGCCGCCAGGGGTACTTTCGCGGGCAAGGACGAAGGTGTTTTCGTCGAGCATGTCGAGCGAGGAGTAGCCGGCGTAAGCCGTCGGGTCATCGTTGAGATGCAGCGCATAGGGCCAGCTCGCTCCCCCGTCATACGAAACGCGCACCACGGGATTCGCGCGGTTGTGGTTGATGGCGTCGAGATTGCTCAGAATCAGTTTGGCCGGGGCGTCGAGATATGCGGCTGCCTGCAGCAGATCTCCGTTAATGGCGGGGTCCGCTACCGTTTGTCGGTCGGACGCGAGCGTCCAGGAAAGGCCGCCATCGTCGCTCACCATGACGTAGCGTAGGGTCGCGCTGCTCCCGCGTATCGACATATAGAGCTTGCCGTCAATGTCTTCGGCGATCGCTGCCTCGGTTGCGACGTATTGCGAAGGGCCCGAGACATGCCAGGTGTCGCCGCCGTCATCCGAATAACCAGCGAACGCTCGAAACTGACCGTTGACCGGACCGTAAAGCGGCACCAAGATCCGCCCCGCGACCGGTCCGAACCGCGTCTGTATCGCTTTGGGACCGGACGCAGGAACAACCTCGTGGTCATAAGCCTGGAATTCGGTCAGGAGCCGCGGATCAGACCAGCTTGCGCCTTGATCGTCGGAATACATCATGTACGTCGTCTGCGTATTTGCATTCGACGGATCGTCCTTGTTTGTCGCGTAAAACAGCAGCAGGCGTCCGGCATGCGCGCCCGACGGTATCAAGATGGCTGACATGTTCGACGCGCCGGCCGGCATGCCGTCCGCAGAGACAAAGCCGCTGTTGTCGATCAGTACACGCTCATCGCCGCGCTCATCGGTTCTGAACGCCCAGGAGCCGTCAGCGTTCATATTGGCCTCAAGCATCACGACCTTTGCCCCGATGAAATCCCCGCCTTTATCCGAGCCGTAATATGGATTCGGATTCGGGAGGCGGCCCGCAAACAGAAGCACACGCGTGCGCGAGAGCCTGACTACAACCGGGCAACGGTAGCCGTAGCCGCGGTCAGCGTTGCACTCAAGGGCGACGGCGTCGTTACGGCAGGCAGTCAGCGGTAGCGACGCGTCGAGCGTCTTTGCGAAGGTGCGTTGCTGCGCCACCGCCCTGGCAATGACCGCGGCCGGCCCTGCGCTCTCGAGAGCTGCTTGCAGGCTCTGCACACCCGCGAATGAGGCGGTGCCGTCCGGCGCGAAGCGTGCCAACTCAAAACCGTCGGACGAGAGAACCTGAATCCCGCGTTCGCTGGCGAGAACGGCTGGCGCGACCAGCGCGGCCGCCGACTCGCCTTTGGCAAGCGATGCCTGGACGTCGTCATATCCGGCGATAACGAATGTGCCGTCGGACTTGAATGCGGAATAAAGCTGGCTATCGACGATGGAAACTTCGAGGTAGCCATCGATCTGCGTGGTCGTGACGGCGGTTTGGTCTGCCAGTGCCTTGGCGGTCTTATTGGCCTTTGCGCCATCTACATTTTCGTAGATGTCAATCGACGCGCCTGGCGTCGTCGACAGCACTCCAAACAACTGTCCGGCGCTCGTCTTCTTCAACCCTTCGTCCACGCTGCTGAACGCGCCGTTCTGTCCGAGCACCAGAAGATACGTAGCGCGGGCAGCGTCGGCGGCCGACGAGGCGATGTCTCTGGCATCGTTGATCGCCGAGATCTGATCCGTGCTCAACTTCAGCGCCATGCCGGCGGGCCAGGCACCTGCCGTTTTCGGGCCGTAGAACATTCCGGCTTTCGGATCGAACGCGACCTGCCCGTCGAGCCCCATTGCGGCGGACGGGGCGCCGCTCGACAGCAGCACTCCGCCGCCATTCGCCGCCAGGTAGCGCAGTAGATCCGCCAGCGTCAATGCGACCTCGCCCGCACCCATGTCCGCATATAGCTTGCCGGCCGCCACTGGGGCGCCGGCAGGATCGAAGTCGCGCAAGCGAACGTTGTCTGCCATGGTTTTTCCAAAAAGAAAGCCGCTCGAAGGCGGCCTTGCTGAGTCAGTCGGCGCGATCAAACGCCCGGTGTGAACATGTATGACAAGCTGTTGCCGGTGTTCAGCCAGCTTCCGGGGGCGCCATTGCTTTGCACCGCGCCGCGGATACTGACCGTTTCACCTGCGCTCACCTTTTTGGTGACGCTGTTCGTCATCGGGAAAAGCGTCTGATCGCTGCTCGACGACAGCCCGCTGACGCTGCCTTTGATCTCGATGTAATTCTGGATGCTGCCTGGCTGCTGCGACGAGAAGTTCGTGGATTGCGTCGCCAGCACGTAGCCGCTGCACGGTGCCTTGAACGTGAGGGTTCGTTCGAAGGCGGTCACGGCGCCGGAGGTCGGAATGCCCTGGTAGTAGACAGTGTCCGCTTTGGCCGATGCGAGGGCGAGGACTGTCTGGACGACCGCGTTTCGGAAGTTGCTCTCGAGCGTGGCGACATCGCCGTTGTCGAGCGCATCGATGCCGCGCGTGGCCATGAACTGTCCGATGGTGGCGGCGATTGTCGTGCCCTGTCGCAGGGCCTTGTTCACCTGGTCGGAACGGGCGGTGCCCGATGTGAAGCCGGTCGACAGTGCGGGCAGGGCTTCGTATTGAGCCTGCGTGGTCACATTGGCGCCAGCGCCAGCAGCGAACGGTTTGAATTGATTGGTTGCCATGTCTTAAGGCGCTCCTACGAGTTTTTCGGGCCAGGCGCCGACGTCGAAGCCAGCGATGTATTGATTTTGCGCATCGAAGCCGAACACTGGGCCCCCTTGCAGGCTGGTGCGGTAGTAGCCGTTCACCGACACGGCTTCGGGCTTCAGCGCGATGCGTCCAGATGAGAGAAGTGCTTGCACGACAGGAGACGGGATGTTTCCGGACATCACGAACGACACGCTCATGTCGTCGTGGTCCTCGATCATCACGTAAGTGCCGTGGTCCACCCCGATCACAAGCTGTCGATTGCTGCCCCCATGTGAGGCAACGACAGGATCGCCGGCGTCCGTCACGACCGGTCTCGCATAGGCTCGCCCGTCGTTGTTGAAGACGACGTCCAGCACGCGAATCGCGTCCGGCAGCGTGCCATCCCACGCGTTGGCGCCGATCTTCGCTCGGATAACGATGCGGTATTCGTCGTCCTCGAGCGAGACAATGCCCGCGCTCGGGTCGTACGGTCCGATCCACACACCCTGATCGAGGCCGATGACCGGGTCGTCCAACGCGAAGTAGACGCCCTGCAGCGGGGTGGACAACCTGCGTTCAATGCCTGCCCACGCGCCTATGGCGTCAAGCTGGGCACCTTTGGCGATCTCCAGATCGAACGCGTCGCGAACATCGAGTAGCGCCTGCCGAGCGTCCATCAACGGTGTGCACAAGGCGGCCACGACCGCAGAAAAACGCGGCTTGTCGGCATGCTCGGACGTAATAAGATTGGTGTATTCGGAAGCGTCGGCCATGTCAGGAGGCGATTAACAGAGTCACATCGTCGGCACCGCACGCGGCAGCTTCGTTAAATGCGATTGCTACGTCCGAACCGGATTGGGTCGAGACAGTGCGCCCGAGGGTCAGTCCAGTGACCTCGTAAGTCTGGCCATCAGCGGCGCCACTCAGATTCGCCGGCACGAAGAGCCGCGTTTGCATCACCTTCTGACCGATGCCGAGCGCGTTGATGTGCTGGGCGATCGCTGCCTTGACTTCTTCGCCAATCAGCGCGGTGTAGCCGGTGAGGGGCGTCAGGGTAACGGTGACCGCGATATTGACGATAGTGGGCCGATAAAAGCGGATCTTGTGGGCGATGCCATAGCTGTCTTTGACCGTCACGATGGTCGTTCCAGCTGTTCCCGCACCCAGCGACTTCTTCGCCTCGATCGCGGACGCGACCGCCACTGCATCGCCGCCCTCGACGACGAGCGCCAGCGAATGCGACGGGATGCCATTCTCATCCGTTTCCGCGGTGTCGTTCTCGTAGGCCCGGTATCGGGTGACGCCGTCGATGGTCGCGACGGCGCCGATGATGCCTTCGAGCACGGTGCGCGACGGAAGGGCGACGGAGATGGCTTGCCGAGCGCGCAATGCGGCGTCGGTCTCCACGGGCGCGCCTTCGGCCGCTGCGCTGGCATTCGTCACCGACTGCCAGCCGCGTGTCGGCGTGGCGATCTTGTTCACCGAACCTGCGCTGGCGGAGACTGCGCCCGGCGTCTGCGCCGTTGCGGTGACGACGACTTGACCCGAACTTGGAATGGCGACGAGCGCCGGCAGCGACCACCGGCCGCCGGCGGCGTCTTCCACCACGCCCGACGAAATTATCGTTCCAGCTTGGCCGACGAGGGTCAGGTCGACGCTCGATGCGCTGGCTGCCGCACGCGCGATGCCGTTCAGGCGCACGTTGGCAGACAGTGCCGCGCCGGTCGCCGTGGCTGGAGAGAACGAGCGGTACACCGCCACGGCCGTGGCATTTGCGTCATGGATGGCGCGCGCGAAGATCGCAAGCAACTGACCGTCCTGGCTATCCGCCGCCAGGTAGACGTCATCGCCATAAATGCCTCGGTAGGCTGTCTTCAAAAAGTCGAGTACGTCGCCGTACGACGGCGCTCTGATGCCAGTCGCGTCGATTGTCGGTGCGGTCGTGATAATCGCCATCAGATGGTTTCCTGCAGCGTCGTTGCGCCATAAATCGTGTCGATCTGTACGGAGACCGTCAGGCGCCGCGCGTCGCGGTCCACCGTACTGCTGTAGCTCTCGATGCTGTTCACGCCGTCCGTCGACAAGATCCGGTTGCGGATGGCCGAGTCATAGACCGCCGAGGTATATTTCCCAAGGACGTCGGTGTGCCACGGCGTCCCCTCCGTGATGTCGAGAAACCACTCGCCGGTCAGCAACGCCAGACGAGTTCGAACCGCCTGCGCAATGCCGTCGACCTGGTCTCTGTAGAAGTCGGCTTGTTGCCCGCCGAACACGTAGTCGCCGTTTGCGTCCAATTTTCGATATCGCATGTATTGCACTCGTAGCAGGGGATGTCATCGACGCATCGCGTGACCGACGAAACCGCGACGCCGGCTTTCGAGGGCCGAGTCCATCGCGCGCTCGTTGGCCGTAACGACTCGCGCAGACTCGCCGCCGACGACCGAGGCCGCAGCTGGCGCCTTGCGCTGCATGACGCCTGATGCGTCGATGGCAGGTCGGTCATCGACGTGCGGTCGAGGCCGGCATCAAAGAACTGTTTGTGACGGCGAGATGGAGGCCGGCAGCGGTCGACGTGCGCCGCGCTGACATAGGGGGCGTCGTGCTTCGCAGCGTCGCCGGATAGCATTCGGTCGCGCGAAGTTCTCGGCATGGACGTGTACAGCGAGGACCGCCTGCGTCCGCTTTCTAGCGACGAGACGGATGGCGGGGCGACGCCCGGTTTGAAGCGTTTCAACCTCGTCGTGACGCCTTGCCATGCCTAGCCACGCCTTACCGCGCCTTGCCGCGCCTCGTGGGCGCTACGTCACCGCGCCGGAAGTGCCATCACCCGGTTCCACGCCGCTATGCCGGTGGCTGTCGTCTACGCGCTTGCCGTTTGCGATAATTTGCCCCACAACGTTGACGATCCCGGTGATGGTTGCAGTCGCGTGACTGCCACCACTACCCGCCAGACCGGCCGCGTAGGTGAGCAGACCTTGGACGACGGTTTCACCTGTGAAGACGCTGGTTGGAGCGTCGACCTCGAAGCCGCCCGGCGCGACGACGCGCACCGCCTTCGTAGACGGATTCAACTCGATGAACGTCGAACCGTCGTCGCTGCGCAACTGAGTGCATGTTGCGCTGAGACCGGGCAGGGCGCGTGGGACCGACCGGATACCTGGAATGGCAAAACCGTCGGAAAGGTCGTGCATTCGATACTCGACCTGTTCTTCGATGCCTCCGCCTTGCCACCACGCGTCGATACAACGCGACGAAAACACCATCAGCGCCTCGTCACCCGGACCAAGTGGAAACGTCAGCGTGCAGTTTCCGCCGGCCGGGAACTGCACCGGACAGTTGGTCAGGAGCGGCAGGTCAACACTTGCGACTTCGCCAGTCTCGTCGCGAAACCGGGCGCGGACCGATGGCTGTATCGTCGCAGTCTGGGTTGTTGGGTCGAAGGACTGCACCACACCCGGGAAGGCTGTCCAGATTCTGGCTTGAGCACCGTCGCTGGCCGCCTGTAGCGCCTCGATCAAATCGTCTTGTCGTTCTCGTGGATCCATTACTTGCTACTCGTAGCATATTGCGATAGGACATGGATTCGTCACACTGCTGCCGAGCGCGCCCGCGTGAATATTGCGGGCTTCGCGGTCGCAGAGCGGCGCTTGTCAACCTGCCACGCATCGAGGTTCGCACGACAGCCGATATCTGAGAGGCTCAACAACGGAAGGGGGCGCCGCGGCGTGTTCACCGTTGGCGTGACATCGCGAGCGCAATGCGCCACGCCCCGGGCGCATCCTACGGCTTGGCGGCCACCGGTTTCATGGTTTCGTCGATGTCGACGGCGATTACCTTGCTGTGCCAGTCGTTGCCTCGCGAATCACCGGTGTGCTCCGCCTGCGTCACTTTGTACATGCCGTCCGAATTGATGCCGGTATGGCTTTTCTCGGCGTCAGCACCTGCCTTGTCGCTGGCGGCGGTCTGTTCGTAACGCTGGATGCTGTCATTGTTCAGCTTGATCGCCTGTCCGATTCTGATACTCGGGTTGAGCAGCATCGTCAACTCGATGCCGCCGATCGTCTGCGTCGGCATGCCGATCATGCCGGTCCGATAATTGATTTCCGGTACGTCGCCGGGCAGGTAGGCGGTCTGCGCGACGACGTTGAGACGGCCGTTGTCGATATACCAGTCGCTGCCGACCGATCGTGCGGTGCCCCGCAACTGATCCCGAGCCAGACCGAACATGACCTTGCCGCGCGGAAACACCGTGCTGGGAAGCGTCGTCATCACGCCGAGCGAGATACCGCGCGATGCCATTGCATTGCCGATTGCACCGACATGTTCACTGAACGTCGAGCCTGCCGCCATCGTTTGGCGAATGATCGAAAAGTTGTAGGCGCCGTCGCCATCCGCCGCCGCAATGTCGAGATAAGTGTCAGTCGGCGACTCGCGGATGAATCTGACCTGCTTCACGGTTCCGTCGAAGATCGAGCCGAAGTTACCTTCGTAACCGGCACTCAACACAACCCGCTTGAATTCCTTCATCGTCTTCGACACGGTCGTGGGCGACGGGTTGTAGACTTTCAGACGCAGCGTATTGGGCGTTTGCAGATTGCCGCGTCTCGCGACGAAGGTGAACCGGAGCTGCGACAGATCCAGCGCGTCCGCGTCGGTTCCAATCATCAGCGACGCCTTCCGTCTGTACTGCCTGGTACTCATTCGTCTGTCACCCAATAGAGCCGTGTTTCGGTTCCGAGGTTGGCGTAGGTCGGCGCCGCATCCGGATCACCCTTGGTCTGAACCCACAGGCGGCCGGAAAAGCCAAGATGCGCATAAGGTTCAAGCAGGTTGCTCCCCGTGACCAGCGGCAGCCCGGACGCCATCGGCGTGCCAGCTTCGTCCGCAATATCCAGCACCCAGCCGCCTCCACTCACCGCCAGATAACTGAGTGTCAATTGATAGACGGTGTCGCCCAGGCGGATGGAGAAGCGTTGCTGCGTCGGCGTCAGCGGTATTTCGTAGAAGTTCGGCATTACCAGTTCGCCTTGGATACCGCGCCGCTATCCGCGGGCGTCGCGGCCGTGACCTGCTTGGTACCTGCGTTCTCGATCTGTCCGGTGGCAGCAGGGTTTGCCTGCGCCGCCTTCGGTGGCAGCGTTGCTGCCTTCGTCTCGACGATCAGAATCTCTCGGCATGTCAGCGTCACCATGATGGCCTCCGACGAGGTCTTGTCCTTGGTCAACCCAAGGCTCGACATCAGCATGTTCGCGTAGCGTCTCGAGCTGGTCGTGATCTCGAACGGCTCACGCGATTCCTGCAGCGCGAGCAGCTGCGAGTAGATCCCGGAAACGTAATCGGATCCAATCAGCGAGCCACCCTTGAACGAATTGATCAATGCCGATATGCCGCCCAGCGATGAGTTCGACCAGGCGCACTTGATCGTCACCTGACAGGGACGCTTGTACGAATGATCCGACACGACGGCGCCGCGCTCGACCGGATGGTCGGTTATCTGGATTTCGTCGTTGTGCTGCTCCTCGAGAACCGCCTGGAAAACGATCCCGCCGATGCTCTTGGACTGGCTGATGCCGATCTGTTCGAGGATACCCATCAGAAGACGGCTCCTTGCAAGTTGCGCGCGAGATCTTGCGTCAGGCGCTCCTGTTCCAAAGCGACGTTGCGAGCGACGTTGAGCGGGTCGCCCACGCCGTTGACATTGATCGTGACGTCGGTCGCGATGGTCGCCGCCGCGTCGCCGCGCAGTCGTGCTTCCTGGCTCTTTTCCACGTCGTTCGAGCCTGGGCGTTCGTAGTATCGAGATACGATTTCGCCAGCTTGCCGGGCGTTGGTCGTTGCGCGCAGCAGCATGCCTGCGCGTCGCTCCGCACCGTACATGAGCTCATAGTTCACGTACCACAACTGCTCTTCGATCGAAGCCGAGGTTAGATCCTTGCCAGTGACTCGCTTGAACTCGGCCTGCCGGTCCGGGTGCCACTGCGCGACGCCGTACGCTGCGCCGTTATCTCCAACCGCGTCAGCGCGCAGCTTGGATTCCTGGAACAGATTGGCAACGATGCCGGCCGCCTGAGCAGGCTGCCATCCCATCCGCTCGAAATAGGCCATTGCACTGCGCTTGCGATCCGCGGGCGCAACGTACGCCGTTTCGTCGGCGGCGGTCGATGACGCCGGGTCGGTTTCGGGGGTACCAGTCAATCGGTGCAGCAGCGTCCCTAGGAACTCCCCTGCGGGGAGGTGCAGCGAAGCCTGAAGCAGATCGCCGCGTTGTGCTTCCTCTCGACCTGTTTTCTCGTCAACGTCCGGGAGGCCAAGGCCCTTTGCGACCCGCAGTGCAGCGAAGCTGAGAATGCCAGCGAGCCCGCCTCTCGCAAAAAGGCTGAGGCCGCCACCAACTACGCTGGCTGCCGCGCCAGCAGTACTCGTCGCGCCGATTCCTGCCGCGAGGCGAAAGAACGCAGCGGCCAATCCCACCACACCGTTGACCAGGCCGCCGGCGCCCAGCAAGCGCATGATCGCCACTAGTGCGATCAACTTCGTAGACCAGCCGTCCGTGTGCTCGTCGGCTTCCACCAGGAGGTCGAGCATCTTGCCGATCACCGGTGCAACAGATTTGCCAAGCCGCACAAGCGCGTCGACCACTTCGGTGACGCGCTTCGTGATCAGGTCGCCGTTCTCATGCACCCAATCGCTGAACTGCTGCAATACCGGCAAGCCATTGCGCAGCAGATCGGTCTCGATCCGTGCGCCCAGTATCTCGAAAGTCGAACTGAGTTCACGCAGCTCTATCATGAAGCGGTGCGAGTCGTCGGCCGCCTGATCGAGACCGGCATCGCTGGCCATCGTCCGGTACTGCGCGATGAAACTGCCGAAGTCACCGCTTTGCATCGCGGTCAACGTGTTCTCGTCGAAGTCGAACGGCTGGGCCGTTGACTTTGCCGTGGCCCAAGGCATCGCCGACAGCTTCTTGCCGACGTCGGTCATGATATCGACCGTGTCACGCAGCTTGCCGTCGGCATCACGCGTGTCGACGCCGAGGTCCTTCACGCGGCGCTCCCCGTCCGGCTCGTTGCGCAGGTAACGCGCGAGCTTCTCCAGCGAGGCGAGCGGCTCGCCGTCCGACGTGCCGAGATTCGCTCCAGCGAACTCCAGTGCCTTGATGCTGGTCACCGAGGCGCCGCTGCGCTTCGCGGCGAACGACAGGGTCTCGAGTTTGGACGCAAAGGCAGTGAGGGTGCTACCGATGGATTTCGCCGCCGATTCGACCGCGGTGACCATCTTCCCAAGACTCCGAGTGGAGTGGTCGATCGCGTCGTTGAATTCCTTCAGGGGCTTGCCCTCGGCATCAAATCCCAGTGACACGAGAAAATCGCGGAGGATGACTTGATCAGACATTCTTTTCTTCCATCAGCCGGCGGGCGCGCAGCTCGTTGTCCGCTCGTACGGCTAGGGCATCGTTCATCAGCGCAATGTCCTCAAGGCCGATCGACCCGTCCAATAAAGACTCATACCGGCACATCCCGGCAATGACTGGCGCAAGCAGCCAGTCTTCACCGTCGGGAAGCATCAGCCAGCTTGCGCCTGAGATGCCGGGCTGCTCGACTGGCTGGTAAGCAACCCGCTGATAAAAGGGCCGAGATTGACAGTGATGACACGAACGGTCAGCGGTAAGAGGAGTGACAGATCGATATCGTCGAACATCGGACCGCCGGGCGACCAGATGTTCGCCCAGCCGCTTCCCTGCTGGCGCTTCACAACCGACATGCATGTGTCGATCAGGTAGTCCACGGCGTCGTCGGGCATGCCGGCCAACGCTTCCGCGAACGGCTTGAGGATCTCCGGCGATTGTTCGAGGGTTGCCATCAGCGACCCGCCCCGCGCGAGCCCGACGTAGATCGGCAGCAACGCAGGGATGATCGGCGCGATTCGCCGCGACACATGAAACTGTTTCTTTGCAGGCAGCTTTCCGATCTGGAAGGTGATGTCCTGCATCTCGACAGTCGTCATTGCGTGTAGCTCCCAAGGATGGTGTCAATTGCGATCGCGTCGAACACCCACTCGATGGTGTCCGCATCTTCCTTGTAATTGAGATCCGGCTTCTTGTGAAACGCGCAGCGTACCGCCGTCGTGATGTCGCCCGAGACGTTCTGCTTGATGACGATCGTGTTCAGCCCCCACAGCGCCGACGACAGCGACTGGGCGTCATAGAGCAGCATCAGCTTCGTGTTAATCGGCGCCGTCTTCAGGTAGCGCAGCGTCACGGTTCCCGATTTGTCGGCGCGCAGGGTGTGGATGCCGTTGCCGTCTCCACCCATGAGCATCGTGTTTTTCTCATTTGCCATTGCGATGGTGATGCCTTCCTTCGCGGCGGCTTCGCCGTAGCCGAGCGCGAACGCGCCGCCCGGCCCGACGATATTGGCGGAGACGTCGATAAAGCTGTAGGTTGCCATGTGGATTACCGGTTGACCGAAATGACGACGTCGGCGAAGTGAATCGCGCCGGCGAGCTTGAGTGCAGCCTGAATGGTTGGCGCTTGGCGGGCGGCGCGAGCCGCGGCCGACTGCGTGCCGATGAGCGGCGCGTACGTATAGAAGCCTTTGCTGAGCGTCTGGCCGGTCACGATGTCGCCCAACGGCGGACCATTCCAGACACCGGGGGCAATCAGTCCATTCGTCACCGCTTGCGACAGGCGCGATTCGACCACCGTTTGAATCAGGCCGACGCCCGCGTCCGTCTGCGGAATCTTCGGCTGATCGAGCAGGAGGTTGTAGACCTCGGTCTGCACGTCGTTCTGCAGCCAGTCGAGACCATGTCGCTCGTCGAAGAAGGTGCCATTCGACATGACGCCTTCCTGCAGGATCGCGGTGCCGTTCTGGTAGTTGATGAAGACGTTGCAGTTCTTCGACTTGAGCGCGTTCGCCTGGCTTTGCGAGAGCGTTTCGGCGGTGACGCCCGGCTCACGCTTGAATTTGAGCGTGATCGTCGTGTTCGACCCGTCGAAGTCGACGGTGAAAGCGCGACCGAGTGCCGAGATCGCGGCATACGCATCGGTCGAACTGAACTGGACGAACGTGCGGCTGTAGCCGGCGCCCTTGAGCGCGCTGGCGACGTCGTTTACCGACTGCGCGTCGAGCGCTGCCGCGTTTTGCGTGGTGACGCCGAACACGCGAGCCGGGCTGGCCGCTTCGACGTAGGCAGCCACCGACAAGATGTCTTGGTCGCTTACATTGGGCGTGGCCAGGGCAAGACCGTACCAGTCCGTCGACAGGTCCGCCAACGCATTCACGGCCTGCACCAGCGGCTCGGCTTCGACGCCACCGACCGATGTGCCAGCCGCCAGACCGAGCTTGGCGCTCAGGTCGGTGCCGCTACCCGTCGACGCGGCGCGTCCAACCGCGGATGCTGCACCGCTGGTTTTGCTGGTCATGATGAAGCGGGTGCCATCCCAGCTGGTCGTTGCCTGCGTCAGCTTGGCATTGATTGCCGATGCGACGCCATTCAGATTCGTCGCGCCGGTGAGGTCAAGCCCCGTTACGCTTCGGGCAACGCCGTCGACTTCCAGCGAAAAAGAACCGTTGGCGATCGTATTGAAGTTGCCGATCGCCTGCTGGGTGGCGGGAAGCGATGCCCCTCGCAGGAGACCGCTCGACGCGCCCTGCGCCCAGCGGCCCATATACAGCAGGGCAGGCTGCGGTGACTGCGAGAAGAAGCGTACAGCAGCCGCGTATTCGGGCGCGGCGATGCCGAAATCGGTCGCCACGTCGTCGAGGTCCGCGTAAACGCGGATGCGTTCCTGCACGTCGATGACCGGTGTCGAACCGATCAGCAGCAACGCGCCGAAATTGCGCGTTGCTGCATCGGTCGGTGAGAGCGACACCGACACATTGACGACATTCGATACCGAAAGTCCGCTAGCCATGAGTTTTAGTCCTTGTTGAGCGCCACCGGCGCCGATGACAGGTTGCGAATTGCATAGGTCCGCACCACTTCGTGCCGCATGTCGATCGACAGATCGAAGCGGCGTAACCACGTGCCGTCAGTAAGCGCGGCCGAGCCCTGCAGCGGGCCACTGCGGACCACTGCCAGGCGATACGGCCGCAAGGTTTCGTTCGTCTGCGGCACGACCATGCCGTCGCGGAGCTGCGTCGCGTAACGTTGCGCGTGAGGCCCGTAGCAGGTCACGACCAGGTCAAGCAGTTCATGCTGAATCAGTTCCTGCTGGTCGTCGGTTGCTGACACGCTGACCGGGCGCGCGTCCTGCTGCGACGTTGCTGCCACATCGGCGTGCAACGTGGCATCGATCGCGGGACGCTGCCGAATGAGCACGTTGCCATCCGTTTCGACCGCTTCGATGCTGAACACACACCAATTGGTGTCCGGCTCCGGCGCGGCCGCGACCGTTGCTGGCCAGCGAGGCTGTATACGTTCGGCGGGCAGATCAGTCAGAGCGCCGATCATGAGCCGTAGAACGTCTTCCAGATCGGCATCGGCGAGGGGCGGCGCATCGTCGGTCGGCAACAGGAAGCCGACAGTTGTGCTGTCCATAATTTCGTCGTGGATGAGAGGCAGGCCACAAGGTTCCGCGACGCGGTTGGCCCAAGCGCGCTTCGGCGGCGGTGCCGACCGCGATGACAATGCGATGTGTGAATGCTGATTGCCCGCGTCGCGTCTGGACTGATTTTGGAACCAGGCAGTGCTATCGGACAGCTTGGGCGGTGCGAATGAGTGATTGAGACGCCAAATGCAAAAAGCCCGCGCAGTTTCCTGGCGGGCTTTCGTTTCTTCCGGGCACTCTCTCCCCGCCAACGGGCAGGGAGAGAGGCACGCAATTCAGCGGCATTCGGTCATCTGTGGACACTATAGAACTGTTTCGGCCGGTTTACAACTATTTTTTTGATTGAGGCGTTCGCGTTCCATACGAGTCAGTTCTCGCTCGATGTCGCGATGCGCATTTTGCAGGGCGAAAGGGAAGGCGCGCGTACGGATGCGAGCGTTGTGCATCTTCCACATGATGGTCCGAATCTGTTCCATCGAGCGCCGCTCGACATACACCTGCTTGAGCAGTTCCTTCGTGACGGGATTCGTCATGGTCTTCCAAGCGCGCTCGACGTCCCACCCGTCACGGTCATCGCGAGTGATCGGCGGTTGCGACGCAAGAAACTCATCATCGGCATCGCGTACGAACCCTCGAATGCCGCAGTACCACGCCGCCCACTTCGCGCAGACGCCAAACTTAAAGAGCGGGGAGCGCACGACGCGTCCCCAGTTTTCCAAACGATCTTCGAGTGTCATTGACTTCCCCTACTGATAAATGATTGCGCTCGCCGCTGCGCCGCATATGCCGCGCTTATGCGGCGCATGTGCCGTGTGCGCTCGATGCATGTCCGGCGCTTGACTGTCCCTCAGTTCGTGCGCGCAGTTCGTACGCTAAGGCGGACGCTGGACGACGCTGCGCGCCGGCCCGGGAAGCTCGATTGGATGACGTGGCCACTGGTATTGCGTTGAGCCAGCGCGCGACCGCAGCAGCATCGTCGTTGCGCCATCCGCCCTCCACGACGGGGACTGGCATTCCGAAACGGGCTTGCTGAACACGCCGGCAGGACCGCTGCATTGGGCTACTGTTCCGTTGCTCGTCCCACGCGCTTGCCTTCAGATTCGATGCAAAACCTGTTCGGCTCCGAGCGCGGTCTTCGAACCATTTCCCGATCCGCCAACCGCGCCGTGCTTGTCGGCCGCTGTTCCACCTGATGAAAGGACCACGCCGGTTTGTCACCGCCGCTCGACAGCACGCGTTCGCACGCTGCCTTATCTCCGACCAGTACGGGCGGCTCGATCGGCAGCCCCTCGCGTCGGTTAGCGGCATCGGTGACGCCAACCAGTACAGCGAGATAGGCCGGTACTTCGCCACGCATCCGATAGCCGCGGTATCTGTTGACGAACTCATTGCGCACGAATGGCCACTCGTCTTCCGTGCGTACGCCCAGTTGTGACCAGCCACCCATCTCCGCTACGACGTGATGAATCAATGCGTCGTCGAATACAACGCTTCGATAGGTGCCGACCAGCCGAACCGAACGATCGATCTTCGCCCACGCCGTAAGGGCGCTGTCCTGCGTGGAGCCTTCGAGCATTCGCACCACGTCGGCGGGTTTCGGCATGAACTGGCCGTTGTCCGGGTTCACGCAGTGCCGGTTGAGTGCATCGCGTACCGCAGCGAAATCGAATGGCCGCATCGCGGAGATCCACACGCCAGCCGCGAATTCAGAGAAATCCTGGCGATAGAAAGCGTGTATTTCCGCCATCAAGGCGGTGAAAGGCTCGATGTCACTGGGTTTCATGGGCATACCTCTCGGCTGCGCGACGGGCGACGTCGCGATTTCGGATTTCCAAGGCTTCCTGGCGGTTTCGCGGATCCCGGCTTGGCGACGCTCGCGCTTCACGCGCCAGCCAGGACGCTTCAAAGCCTTTCCAGCCGCGCTGACAGCACGTCAGCAGCGCGTTATTGAGCGATAGCCCGGCCTTTCTCGCCTCTGCGTGAATGCCCCGAATGGCGGTTGCGCTCGGCGGTGCTTTCATACTCGTGCGCAGCTTCAGCCAGTCTCGAGCGACGTCAGGTTCCACGTTCAACGATTCGAGGTGCGCTTGCGGTTCAAAGCGCGCCACGTCGCGCGCGCTTCCTCTTCTTGGCTCTTGGGTAATGGGATTGGGCTTGGGATTGGGAGCTTCGGCGCGGGAATCGGACATGATTAGTTCTGCTAACCCACGGAGAACCGGCTGGGTTTGCCGTGGGTTAGCAGTGGGTTCGTCGTCCGCTTCATTCGGACACATTTTCGGGTCGATTTGTGCTCTTGGCCGCCCACCTTTGCGTCCGTTCTCCCGAGCCCGGTCGGCAGCGGCCTGGGCCTTTTTGATTTCTTCCTCACACCGCTTGTGCGTCCAGCCGCTGTTTTCCAGGGTGAAAAATTCTTCGAGTATCGTTTGAACTGCCGCGCGTTCGTCGGCCGTCATCGCGCGAGCGAGACGGCAAACGCGTGTCACGTCGGCCGGCAGCGCTTGTTCGTGCGTGTAGTAGAGATCCATCAGGCGCCGATACGCGCCATCCTCGACCATGGTGAGGTGGGCGGTGGCAGCCAGGTAGTCACCGATATGGTGGGGGTAGTAGTTCATGCAAACACCCGCGAAGCGCAGTGACGGCGAAGTGGTGATCGATGCCCGGGTTGGCACTTTTGGATGACATCGCTCGGGGTATAGCGGGGTGCGCGGCGGTACGGTGCTCTGGCGCAAGCAGCCGCTGGCGCGTCGGAGCGGTCGCTTGTGTCACGTCGCCGTAAGCGCATGAGCATGCCCGGCGCACGCGGCTGCTTAATGCGTGTGATCAGAGGATCGACGCGCTCCGCATCTCGCTTGTGCTCGACGCAGCTTCGGTCTACCTCCGGAAACATCACGCCACGGACGAGCGCCAGGACGCGGAGTGCCGGTTCGATGGCCGGCTGCCTGCGCATGTTGATGGCGAAGCGGCGTGCCAAGTCGATCTGGTCGAGAGCGAACAGACGTGACAGGGTTTGTGCCCGGGTCGGGATCGCCGTTCGCCAAGCGGCGGCCGCGACATCGCGCGCCGATGGGATGCGTCGTAGCAGGCAAAACGCACCGTGGACCGCGAGGCGCGTCGCATCGCGACGCGCGTCGACCGCATCGCGTTTCAAGCGCGGATTCGCGACGACCGCTTTTGCAAAAAGCGCCGGCGACGCCATGCCGAAGTTGACCTTGCAGACCGCTCTAGCGCGCGGCAGCATGTCTTGCCCCGCGAGCTGCGCCGGGGCGGCGCCGAGCGCTCGCATGGCATGGTCATCGGGAGTCAGGACAAGGAAGGCGGCGCGGCCTTGGTCAAGAGGGCGGAGTGTGATCCTGTCGCTCATATCTCGTTCATCTCAACCTGTTTGCGAATGCGGTCTTGGCCAAGGGCGCAGTGGCTGTTGCGCAGCGCAGTCCGGCACCGGAGCCGACGCAATCGGCTTGCTCGCCGCTTCGCGCGCTCGATCGTGCGCGGTCCCGCGGTCTGGCCCGCTGTCTATGTCAGTCGTGGATCGTTGGCAACTGAAGCACCCGCAAGCGCGGTGGTTTGCGCGCACGCGTGTCGTCACCGGACGGCGCCGCTGGTGATGCGCCATCGAACAAGGCCCGGCCAGAGTAAGCGCTGGGCAAGAGCGGTGGAGAACGTCGTGCGCGTCCGCCGCCGTGGGTGTTCGCTTCGTCCAGGACGACGGTTTCGGTCTTCATAAGTGGCTTCTTCTCTCGGTACCGTGACTGGCCGTTCATCGCGCGACTCGCTTCGGTGGGAAGCCAGCCAGGCTTGGCTTGCTGCGCAGCCTGAAATCGACGCGCCGACTTGTCTGCACGCCGTGCGCACCTCCGCAAGATGCGCCACGGCCTTCGGTTTGCGCGGGCGGCGGCCGGTCGCTCTCGCCAAGCCAACCAAGCCAACCAAACCCGCCAAGCCCGCCAAGCCCGCCAAGCCCGCCAAGCCCGCCATCCGAGGCACGCGAACCGCTTGCATGCGGCGGTCCCGCAGGAGGCGTCCGGAGACCTCGACTGCGCGCGGACGTTGGCGTGACCCGTCGAATCCCCGCTGTCGCCATCCTCGATCGAGCAGCGCCGATCCCGCCCGGGACACCGGTGCCCCATTCATCCCGTTTGTGATTCGCTGCGGCGCGCCGAACGGGGCGGGGCGTCAAGGAGGTCAGGCCAAATTTCATTCCAGTCGCACCGCAATTCTTTCCGCGAGACCGCTCCGGCGGTAAATCCCTCAATTTGAAGTGACCTAGCGGGAGAAACCGTGCGGGTGCCATTGGCCATCTGAGAAACATAAGACAGGCCGACGCCCAGTGCCGCTGCAAGGCGCGAAGCGTTGCCACGTTCCGCAGAGATGTACTCCGATAGCTTCATGTCGATTAGCCGAGGACTATTCGCTGAAATTTAGCAAGTGCGAATCTTAAAGTCAAGCCAATGCGAAATTAGCATTCGCTAAACTTGACGAATGGAAAACGTGCGTGTGAGACAGCTCAGGAACTTGATCGCTGACCGCTTTGGCGGCAGTCAGGCCGCGCTTTGCAAGCGCATTGGAATGTCGCCATCGCAGATAGGCCAATACCTTGGGGGCTACAGGAACCTCGGGGAACGGGCCGCGCGAAAAATCGAAGACGGTGCGGGCCTGCCTGCCGGCTGGCTGGATGCGGCGCCAGAAACACAAATATCCGTTGCACAGTCCGTCCCGCGGGAGTCCGAGCCAGTCCGGCCGGGTTACGTCCGTTTGCGGACCTTCGATGCAACACCGTATATGGGCACGGCCGGTCAGCCCGTCGATTTTCCGGAGGTGTTGGGCTACGTGGACGTACTGCGCGATTACCTTGTGATGGAGCTGCGGTGCAATCCGGATAGCCTGGACCTGTTGCCGGTTAAAGGCGACTCGATGGCCGGCACGGTCGAACACGGTGACATCGTTTTTGTGGATCGGAGTGTCCGGAATTTCGATGGCGACGGCGTTTATGTCATCGTCTGGAACGACGGTCTGATGGTCAAACGCCTGCAATCGCTTGGCCGTGGCGGCCTACGCATCAAGAGCGACAACACGAACTACGATCCCGTCGAAGTGTCGCCCGAGGAAGTGGAGCAGTTGACGATCTGCGGACGGGTGACGGGCTCGTGGTCGGTCCGACGGATTTGAAGGCTGGCATCTGTCGGTCCGTTGGGAGCAGGGCTGCGGCGAGCTAGCGCCACTGACGGAGGCAGCGAGGGTGACATCGAGCTGCAGGCGGGATGCGCCTCAAGTGTGACCGGTCATGACCGTATTTTGCACTGTCGGGTGGACAAAAGTAGCCGAGCAGCGGCGAGTCGTTGATGCTCCGGCTGCCGAATGGCGAATGCAACCAGACTCGCGAGCGGCCTTGTCGACCGAACCGCATAACGATTGTGCGGCACGGAGATGCCAGCGCCTAGCTGTTTCGCGAGGCGACTGAGAACTCACGCGAGTTTCGTATGTTGGACGGGTTGCCGTCCAGGCGATTGGCGGCGAGTGCCGCATCATTTTCGGTGGCATCTGTATCGCCATCGATTGGCGGTGTGGAATAGTCGGTGCCTGATTAACCGCGCACCGTCGCATACCGGGGTGTCGCAGGCGTTCGACTGCGGACTTGGTCGCAGGCGGGGATTCAGCGCACGCCGCTTTGCGACGGTACCCAGCGCCTTCATCGGCGTGTCGCGATTGAAAGACAGACAGTTGCACCGGTCTCCAGCGACGCAAAGTCAAGCGTCGCTACCACGCGCGTTCAAACATGCCAGCCTCGCCGCGGTCTTTTCGGAAATAAACACGTCGTGTAGTGGTGCCAGCGTTTGTGCGCCGGGCGGGATACGGCTTGTTCGCGAACCACTGATCAACGCTCGGCGATCAGGCGTTGAAACTTTCGCCGATGCTTGACGAAGCATTTCGCTGTTGCTAAATTACTGGTCATCGTCTTCCGCATCTGACCGATGTACTCCTTTTTCTCCAAGCTAACTTGTCAATGCCCGTGCTCATTGATTTCTTTGGAACACCCGGGAGCAGCGCCGAGGCCACGCATGGTTGGTCTGTTCATTAGGGACCGCGTCTGGACTGCGGCGCGGAGTATCGACCTGAAGCAGTCGCAGACGTATATGACGGCGGACGAATCCACGCGCGCGTCTTCAATCGAACCGAGCGCTGATTGGATTGGGGCGATTTCGAGTTGGCTCGACGCGGGCAAAACCCGCCCTGCGTATTGGCTGGTGCTGTGATGACCTGCATCCAACTCGCTGCCAGCCTGTTCGCGTGTGCCGTGCTTACCTTTGTTGCTGCCTACCTGCCACGACAAGGCGCCACATTCGTGGCGATGGCATTTGCGCTGTGCGCCTTATCGCTTCTTTTTCTCCAGGCCAATAAATGAGGACTGCTTCCGATTTGGCATGCCATGGTGCAAGGCAGGCGAACGACGACAGCGATGCGCCGACCGTCGATGCGGAGCGCCGCGATCGTTCCTATGGCGAATGCCGCGGTGTCTCGCGCGTTGCCAATGCGCATGATTTGTGGCATGGAGATAGCTCATCGAGGGCAGTGCAGCGCTGGGCGTTCATCGACCCGCCGGTGGCGACTGGTCATGCGCACCGTGTTGACCGAGTGAGGTATGTCGACAGTGACGTGGGTGCCCAGGGATGAGGACCGGAGCATCAGTGTCGTCAGGCATGGGCCAACGACGGTGTGAGATTGGGGCCTGCAAGCGGCCTTCGTCGATCGCGGCACGCGGCACCGAGGGCACCGAGGCAACGGACGCCGCCGTCCTGCGTTCGGATTGCATTACCGCCGCACGGCGGTCGGACGGGCAGACGCCTGACGCGCCCGTGACACACTACGCTCAAGGGTGCGACGGTCGGCGTCCGCACTGTGTGCAAGACCTCGTTAATAACGGCATGGCTTGTACAAGCGATGCCACCGGAGTCGCAGGCGCGCGACAAGAGACGAATACTCAAGCGAGGCCGGCAATCGACGTTGAGTCTCGCCGCATTAAACAATTCCTCGAGGCCGAGAACGAACGTAACCGCCGCGAGCGAATACGCTGCTTGTTACAGGAGACCGAGTTTGAACGCCATTACTGACCTGGATGCATCGTCGCGCCATTCACGCCATTCACGCCGATGGGCGCGCGATTTGGCGATGATCATCACCGGCGCGTTGTTGACCGTCGCCGTGCTGGGGGTGTGGGATCTCTCAACGCGCAACGATGCCGCAGGCACTCAGGTGTACCGTGCAAGCACATGATGCATCGCGGTCAACCAAGCGCTGCACGAACTGGTTGCGCTGAGCGTGCGCCTGTGTCAAACGCATGCCCATGGCCAAACAGCTTTAACCGATCGGGCGGCGCTTCGGTGAGTGCTGCAATCAGATTTGTATGCGGGCAATGGTCCGGTGCGCCCGAAGCACGCGGTCGTCACCGCAGCCGCAACTGAACGCCTGAAGGCACTCAAGCTTCTCGACGAGTGCCATCAACCGCTGTGGAGTCACAAAAATGACCGTCCTTTACAAGCGCTTCGTTAGAAACACCGTTGGCCGTGACTTCGCCGTCGGCGACATCCATGGCTGTTTTCGCGGCTTGGAACGCGCGCTCGCGCAGGTGTCGTTTGATCCATCGTGTGACCGCCTGTTTTCGGTGGGTGACCTGGTCGATCGCGGGCCGGATAGCGATGAGGCCGTCGAATGGATCGCCAAGCCCTTTTTCCACGCGGTGCGCGGCAATCACGAGCAGATGGCGATCGGCGTTGCATCAGGCCGCTACGATCGCGATACGTATCTGCGAAACGGTGGCGGCTGGTTTCTCGCACTGGCGCCGTGGCAACAGAGGGCCGTGGCCGAGGTCTTCGACATGTTACCGCTTGCGATCGAAATCGAAGCGGAACGTGGCGCCATCGGCATTGTGCATGCGGACATCGCGGGGCAAAACTGGACGGCGTTCCGCACGGCGCTTCTCGCGCTCAACGCCACGACGCCACCCCGCGCTTTGATGGAAACGACGCTGTGGTCGCGAGAGCGCGCAGCGCGCCGGAACTGCGACGGCGTACCGGATCTGCTCGCACTGATCGTCGGGCATACCCCGATGACCAAGCCGGAGCGGCTCGGCAACGTCCATTACATCGATACGGGCGCGGTGTTTGGACGTCAACTTACGATGATCGACCTGGGAACGCTATTCGAATGAACGCGGTACTGACGCCCGCCGCCGTGCGGGTAATCGAGACGACAAGGCGTGCCTGGAGGCTGCGGTGAACGAATCCATGTTTCTGACCCGTGACGAGGTGAGAGACCTCACATATCGCACGCGGCGCGACGCGCAGGCCAGCGCGTTGACCTTGATGGGCATCGAGCACAAGATCCGACCGGACGGCAGCGTGGCCGTGCTGCGAGAACATGTCACCCAGCAGATGGGAATCGCTCAACCGGTCCGCAAGCGACGCGCCGTCGAGCCGGACTGGAGTGCGCTGCATGCCGCGCGCGCGTAATGCCGAGAACCGGGGGCTGCCGGCGCGGTGGCGGTTGGTGCATGGTGCCTACTATTACCAAGTCCCCCCGGGCCTCGAGTCGTTGTGGGACGGGAAGAAGCAATACCGTCTTGGCAAGACGTTGCCCGAGGCGTACAAAGCCTGGGCAGAGCGAATCGGCGAGATAGCGCACGCGCCAACCATCGGCGCGCTGCTCGACCGCTACATGCTGGAAGTCGTGCCGACCAAGGAGCCGTCGACGCAGGCCCATAATCGGGTGGCCATGAAGCCGTTGCGCGCCGTGTTCGCCGCGTTCCCAATTCGCGATCTGAAGCCACGACACGTCTACCGGTACGTCGACCAGCGCACGGCCAAGACCGCGGCCCGCCGTGAAATCGAGATTCTGTCCCACGCCTTCACCAAGGCGGTGGAGTGGGGCATCATCGATCGCCATCCTTTCAAGGGCGAGGTCCGATTGGCGGGAGAGAAGCCCCGAACGCGATACGTCGAGGATGCCGAGATCATCGAGTGCCTGTCGCTCGAATCGAAGCGGCGCGCCGGCAGCGTCCTGGCGGTACAGGCGTACATCCGGGTCAAGCTATTGACCGGCTTGCGCCGCGGCGATCTGCTCCGCCTGACGATGTCCGACATCAAGGACGATGGCATCCACGTTCAGCCGCGCAAGACTGCCTTGACGACAGGCAAGCGGCTGATCATCGAATGGTCGGACGAACTGCGCGCCGCGGTCGCCAGTGCAAAAGCTGCACGCCCCGTGAAGATTTCACCATTCCTGTTTTGCAACAGGCGGGGCGAATGCTATGTGAGCGACGAGAATGGCCGGGCAGGAGGATGGGAATCGATGTGGTCCGGCTTCATGAAGCGGGTCATGACCGAGACCAGCGTTACCGATCGCTTCACCGAGCATGACCTGCGGGCGAAGTGCGCGAGCGACGCGCAGACGCTGGAGCACGCCAGAACGCTGCTCGCACATGCAGACGGGAGGATCACGGAACGGGTGTATCGGCGGCGCCCGGAACGGGTCGCGCCCTTGCGCTGA